GCAGACCGAGAACCTGGCGACGCCGAACCCGGCCAACGCGGCGCTGGAGGGCGATGACATCGCCACCCTCGACGCGCCCAACAACACCGCCCGCGTCGGCAACTATTGCCAGATCTTCCGCAAGACCCTGGGCGTCTCGCGCACCCAGGAGGTGGTCGACAAGGCCGGCCGCAAGTCGGAGGTCAACCGCCAGAAGATCCGCAAGGGCATCGAGCTGCGGCGCGACATGGAAGCCCGGATGATCGGCAACTACGCCTCGATCGCCGAAGCCGGGGCGACGCCGCGGGGCACCGCAGGCGTCCTGGCCTGGCTGACCAGCAACGTCTCGCGCGGCGCTTCCGGCGCGAGCGGCGGCTTCGCCACCGGCGTGGTGTCGGCGGCGACCAACGGCACGCAGCGTACGCTCACCGAGACGCTGCTGAAGGCGGCCTGGGCCAGCGCGTTCTCGAACGGCGCCAACCCCTCGATCGCCCTGATGGGGCCGGTGCAGAAGCAGCAGTTCTCGGCCTTCACCGGGATCGCCGACATCCGCGCCGAGGTGAAGGGCCGCGAGCAGGCGACGATCATCGCCGGCGCCGAGGTCTATGTCGGCGACTTCGGCCAGCTGATGCTGGTGCCGCACCCCTACGGGCTGACGCGCGACCTGGTGGCGATCGATCCGGAATATGCGGCGGTGGCCACTCTCGACGGCTTCAAGACCGATGATCTCGCCAAGACCGGCGACAGCGCCAAGCAGATCATGACCCACGAAGCCGCCTTCGAATGCGCCAACGAAAAGGCGCACTTCGTGATCGCCGACCTGCAGTAGGCGCGGGGCCCGTCCGCTCCGGCCTGAGCCGGGGCGGGCGGTTGTCGTGGGCTGACCAATCCGACAATCTGGTGGAACGATCCGATGAGCTTCTTGCCCTCGGACAACGAAACCGTCCGGACGGCAAGCTTCGTCCGATCGGAGGCTGGCATACGACGGGTCCATTCGACTTTGGTCAGTGGGCGCACAACATTGATTGGCCGGGAGTGGGCTGGGACCTCGCCACAGACGCTCTCGGCTTCTCCGCGGCCGGTTGGAGGGCCCCCTGACGGCCTGGAAGGCGGCTCAGCTCGCCGCGCGTCTCGCGACGCCGGTCGTCGGGGTCGAACGGTCCGTGCATGAGAAAACGAAACGCGAGCGCGGCCGTTGACGATCCCCGGAGAAGCCAGTTTTAGTTCTTGATCTGTTCGCTGTGCGGCGCCAGCTTGGGGTGGGGTTCGTTGGGAGGCTAAGATGAGCGAAGGCGCTCGTCGCCTTGCGGTGCTGGCCGCAGGCGTGCTGCTGATTCGAGCCACACTGGAGCTGATCGGTCCTGACGGCGACCTAGTGCGGGGGTTCGGCGCGACGGGGCTGCTCCTCATGACGTGCCTGGCGACAATCGGAACGCTGATGGGCCGCTTGCCTCAAGGATTCAACATCGCGGCCACAGCCGGGTTCGTCGGGATCATCAGCGCCATCGGTCATCTCGTCCTGGCCAGATCGTTCGTGACGATCGCGGTTGGACTTGTTTGCCTGGCCGCCGCGGTTGTTCTGACTGTCGTCAGTCTGGTCATGCAGCGGCGCCTTAAGAGCGCGCCGGTGGAGCCGCCGCCGCACGTTTGATGTCCTGCCCCTGTTCGCGGTTCGCCGTTCCTGTCGGCGACCGGCGGCGCGAGCGCTCATGCAGCGGCGCCTCAAGAGCGCGCCGGCGGCGGCAACGCACCTCTGATCAGGTCCATCGGCCAATCTGAGCGCCGGCTGCGGCGGCGCGGGTTCACTTGGCGAGTGTCCTTATCGATTCCGAAGTTCGTTCGAGCCCGCCACAGGCCCCTGCGAACTTCGGAATCGGGACACTAGCGCGAAGGCGTCCCGCGCCGGGTTCCCGCCGAGCGCTCAATCTTGACGTGCTTGTTTTGTTCTCGTAAGTCGACCGCTGTCGTACAGCTTGACGCTTGGCGGTGGCGGACGAACGATTCGGGTGGGGCTTGGCGAGCCCGGCGGGTGCGAGGACCGCGCTCGTGCTGGCGTGGCGAGTTGCGGCCCAGTCGGCTGGTCTTAAGACGTGGGCGGACCGATGGGCAGAAGGATCTGCCGGTTGAGCTGCCGCGATACGTCTGATCCCCGGCCGTATTCAAGGGCGGCGGAGCTCCGCTGCGGCTTCATCTGGATCTGAGTTTCCGCTTTGTTCTTGTAGCGTGGCGCGGATTGGGAGTGGGGGCGACAATGGGGCGGAGAGCGGACGCGCGTGCGCTGTGCATTTGGGCGGGGCTTGTGGCGGGCATGGCGCTGGCAAGCTGTCACGGCCGGCCAGAGGCGAAGTCAGCAGGCCAGCCCGAGGCGAAGTCAGAGGTAGCGGCGCGGGCGCCCGACCTGGGCCCGGCTTCGCTGGCTGGGCGCTATGTGCGCGTAGCTCCGGCTTGGGCCGAGATGACGATCTCGCAAGCCCCCGGCGGACGCTGGCGCGTCTCGATTAGCGGAACCTCGGATCAGGAGGGGGCGTCGGGGGCGCCGGCGGAATGCGAAACGGTCGCCGTCGGGCGCTATGCGACGGGGCGGCTCACGGCCGATCTCGTCCCGTTCAGCGGCGACAACATCGAAATGACCGCGGAGGACGTGAAGGCGCGGCCGGGCCAGATGGTGCTGGAGACCTCCCGCGACCGGATGACAGTGGAGCGCTCGGATGGCGACCAGTACTGCGGCATGGGATCGGACCTGACAGGACGCTATGTGCGCAGCGACAAGACTGTCGACGAGTTCTATCGCGAGCAGGAGGCCAAACATCCGACGAGGCCCGAGCCTTCGGATGCGGAGCGGCGTGCGCTCGGGGAGTCGCGGCGGCGCGATATGGAGGCCGCCTGGGCGGCGGCGTCCCGACCGGAGAACGCCAAGGGCTCGTGTCGCGACAAGATTGGCGAGCGGCCGGCGTTGGCGCTGGCGAACCTGTGCCGACGCAACGCCCTGATCTATTCGGGCGGTTGCGAGCCGACAGCGGATTGTTCCTATCTGCAGTACGAGGCTGGCGTTCAATGCAAGCGGCTGGACAAGGTCATGGGCGCGGATGCCAGCGGAGTGCCGTGCGGCGGCATGCTGCCGTGGGAAGACTGGGACATCTACCAGGGCGCCGACGCGACGGCGAAGTGAGGACAGCGTTCTTGATGGACCGCTGGTTCGGCCTCGCAGGCGGCCTCGCCGTCGCGGGCTTCGCCTTACATGATCAGCTGGTTGACTATTCTGCAGGACCTGGCTGGTGGGGCGTCGTCGCCCTCCTCCGCGCCTGCAGGAGGGCGCCCGCGGGCGACGGGTAGCCAGCTCTCTGAGCGGCGGCGCCCAGGACGGATCTGAAAACGCCGCGCGCCGCCGGGATCGGCCCCGCCGACTCCGCCGATCCGCATCGATCAAGTCATTTCGCCCGCCGCCGGCCCTCGCGTCGCGCCGGCGCGCATCCGCCTGTCTGAAGGAGACTTCCCTTGCCTGCAAAGACCACCACCGCCCCGGCGCCTGCCGAGGCTGGGATCACGGCTGCCCCCACGCCGGCGCCTGCCGCCCAACCGCTGACCCGCTACCGCGTGCTGCCGAAGGGGGCGGGGCTGGTCTACACCGGCGCATTCGATCCGGTGACGGGCGCGGCCCAGACTTTCGAGAAGGGCTGCGTCGTCGAGGGCGTGGCCCCGGCCGTCGCCGCCGAACTGGAGGACCGCGGCCTGGTGGAAGTCCTTGGCCCGGCGTGAGCTGCTGGTCGGGCCGGATTTCGCCGGCGACGTCGCCCACTACGCCGAGGATGACGGCGAGGGCGGCCTGCTGATCCGCTCGGTCCAGGACGTGGCCCCCGTGCTGGAGCGCAACAAGGCGCTGCAGACCGCGAACGACGGCTACAGCGCCTCGCGCGAGCTGCGCCGCGTGGCCTTCATCCCCAACATCGTGCGGCTGAAGTGGCTGAACGAGGAGGGCTGGGACGCCTGGCGGCCCGACCTCTACGGCGACCGGCTGGCGGCCAAGCTGAACGATCCGGAGTGGCGGTTCCTGCGCACTGCGCCGGGCCGTGTCGGCCTTTCCAACGGAGTGCTGCGATGAGCCTCTCGACCTTGGGCGAGCTGAAGGCGGCGCTGGCCGGCTGGGCGACACGGGCGGACCTGGACGCGCGGATGGACGACTTCGTCGGCTGGGCGCACCAGGAGATCTGCCGCCGGCTGCGCGCGCCTGTGCTGCACGCGCGGGCCGAGGTGGCGGTGACGGCCGAGACCGCGCCGGCGCCGGAGCGGTTCCTGGCGGCGCGGCGGTTCTACCTGGACGTGACGCCCCGGCGGGTGCTGCGCCAGACGGACGCCGCCAGCCTGGCGGATCTCAGCGCCGGCGAGAGCCTTAGCGACTATCCCAGCCAGTTCGCGGTGGAGGGGGGCGACACC